TCTGGTCTTTGTGAAGCAAGATAAGTTTCTATTGCACCAATAGATACTGCACCTGCACCTGCTTTTCTTAAAATTCTATATGCTCTTGCACTTTTTTGCAAAGCAACTACTGGCGCTAACAATCCGTCTGTAGCAATAATTGCTGTCCATGCGGCTGGGTCAGTAAACGCAGCCAACAATCTTAACATAGTTCCTTTACCAACACCTTGAGAATTAATTTTATCTTCTAATTCTAAATGTTTTAATAACTGTTCTCTTATTTGTTGAGCGTGTGCTAAACTGTGTGCGTGTGCAAATTCTTCTCTATAATCATCTGGTAAATCTGTACTAAGTTCATCTAATAATTCTTGTGATAAAACAAAATTTACATCTGGTGCTAAATCTTCTCTACTAAATTGTTTGTATAAATTAGTAGCAATCATTTCATCTTCGTATGCGCCTTTTGTTGCGTCACCTAAAGTGAATTTCTTTTTTAAATCTTGTTGTCTTTTGTAAGTTACATTTGCTATTTGGTCTAAATCTTCTTGGTCATAAGGCGTAGCATAATCTAAATTCCATAATTGTGGTGGCTCTATATTATTTATAAAATCTTTAGCTGAATCAGTTTCAAACTTCTGTCCCATAGCTTCAGTTTCTTTATCAATTTCTTGATAGCCTTCAATTAATTCTGGAATAATTTTAGCATTTTCTTCAGCTTGTGTATTGTATTCTCTTATACCGTCAATAGCATTTCCTACTGTATTTGTAATATTATCTACTGAAAAAACATTTTCTGTTTCTGTTTTAAGAATTTCTGTTTTAGCTTCGTCATCTATATAAGGGTTCATCATAACTTCTGGCAATGAACCATCCATACGTAAAGCGTCTGCTTTTAACTGATTATCAATTAAACTTGTGTCACTTTTTTTTAGCGATTGACTGTGCATACTCCCACTTGTGTTTACAACAAAAGGGTCACCATTATCATAAGAATATGTAACAGCAGTTTTCTTTCCTTCAACTAAAGAATCTCCTACTGTATAATTTGTAATTTGACTAAAGCCTAAATCGTTTGCAGCTCTATTGTAATTTCTAATTCTTCTATTAACTAAACCATTCATTACAGCATTTGTTCCTGTTGCAGGGTCATTAGCTGAAATAATATCTAACGTATTTTTTAATGCAGACTCATAGTTTCCATTTATTAAATCATTTTTAAAACCATTAAATAATTTTCCAGAATTATAATATTGGTCTGAAGCAACAATTTTCATTGAGTTTGGTAAATTATTCCAAGTGTCTTCACCAACATCTTTTTTCATTTGTTCTATATTATAAATAACAATTTGTTTTGCTAAATCTTTGTCAGACATTTCTTCAGCATTAAGTTTATTAAAACTTAAAAAGTTTTTAAGACCATCAGCTATGTGTGTTATACCATAACCTCTAGTTCCTACACCACCTTCTAAAGCAACTTTTCTTCCTTCAGTTCCTTCATCTTCAGCAAGTATTTCTAAAAATTGGTTTACCCATTCTTCGTTCATTTATTAACCTTTATCTGTTCATTTAATAATAATTTCTTTTGATTAGCTGCATTTTCTAATATGATTTTCATATCTTTATCTGCTTTCATCATGTCTTCAATTGAGCCATCCATAAAATCTCCAGTAGATACAATTACAAAATCTCCGTTTGGTGTCATAACTGGTAATTGAGAATTTTTATCTGTTAAAACTAATAGTCCACTTTTAAAAGGACGTACTACTAAATCTTCTGCGTAATATTTTAAATCACCTTTTCTATCTTCTACTAAAGGTATGTCACCTTCGTTAAAGAAACCATCAAGTTTGCCTGCTTCTTTATATTTTTCCATCCAAACAATTTCAAATTTCTTAGCTATTGCTCTGCTTTTTTCTGTAAGTTTTGTTGGGTCTGCGGCAGGGAAAGATGAATTATTAACAAGAACCCCATCTACTAAAGTGTGTCTAGTAGACACTTCTTCAATAGCAAATTTAATTGCGTCTTCTTTATTCATTCCTGCTTTCATCATTGTCATAGCAGTCATAGTTGCTCTTTGTGAAACCAAAGACATATCAACATCATCCCAATCAAATGTAGGGTAATCTCTTGTAATAGATTTAACCCAGTCTGGTAAATCTTCTTTATTAACTCCAACAACTCCACCTATCCAAGGTATACCTTCATCAAACCATTTATCAAATTTACCTTTAACATCATCATAGACATCTTCTTTGTTTAAATTTGTGTTTGCATATTGTGAAGCAGGATTAGTTACAGCTTCATAAGCTTTCATAATTGCTCTGTCTTGTCCCATGTTTGTATTTCTCATAAGATTATTTACAATTTCATAGAACGTTGCTGCGTTTGTACTAGCGTATTTAGTAGGAACTTTATCACCGTAAATTGTTCTTAATTGTTGATATCTTTCAAATCCTCTTGTAAAAATATCAATACCATCAGGGTCAATTGTACTGTCATTACCTGCAACTTTAATTACATTAATAGAATCAAATCCCATTGTAACTTCATTTTTCCAAGTAGGATGTTGTATTCCATTAGCGTCTAGCATTTTTTGTGTTAATTGAAATTTTGTAAATTCACCTAAATCTTTTGGTATATCACCATTAGCAATCATGTTGTTAATGTGTGGCATTAATATTGTTTGTTCCCAAGCTACTATAGAGTCATTTATATCATCATCTGATAAACCAATTTTAGTATTACCACTTGAGTCTGTGTAAGTAGTTTCATCTTTTTTATAAGCATGACCTTTAGAAATTAAATCTACGCCAATTGCTAGTTTACTTGATGTTGCTACTGTACCTTTAATTGCAGCAATAATTTTTGTTGCTTGTTCTTCTGTTTTGGGAGTTCTTAAATAAGAAGGTAGTTTACCATCTTTACCTCTGTTCATTGTAAGATATGTAACAATATCAGTTAACATTTGAGGGTCAGTAATTAAACCAGTATCTTGTAAATCAACTACTTGTTCAAAATAATTTAATACTTGTTTATTCCATTCATCTTTATTTATAAATTTTTCATTAACAACTTTGTCAGTTCTTAAAGTTTCTAAATCTGCTACTCTTGTAGAAAAATTATATATTTTTTCTGTTGTATAGTCTGGTGTTCCTGCGTCTATTTCTTTTTCTGTTATAAAGCCACCACCTTGTTCCCAAGCTTTAGCAATAATTTGAAAAGAAGCTGCGTTTGTTGCTCTGTTTAATTGTAAACCTTTTGCTACAGATACTTTTTGTTCTAAGTCTAATCTCATTTGGTTCATAGAGTCAGTGTATGCTCTAGTGTAAGATTTATCTTGTGTACTTAAATCTCTTATAGGGTTTCCTGTAGGCTCACCATTTTCATTAACTGATTGAAATAAACCATCTATATCTAGATTAGCCATTGCGTCACCTTTATCATCACCACCAGTTATATTTGTAACTTTAGTATTAATATTATTAAAATCTTCAATAGCGTGTGATAAACCAAAATTAGAATTTACAATTGCTTGAGTGTAATAACCTTTTAAGTTTGCAACTCTAGGGTCACCCTTATCAATTAACTTTTTAATTTCTGTTGGGTCTGTAATACCTTGTGCTTTTAAATTATCAAAAACATCTTGTGCTTCATTTTGTTGTTCTGTTTTGTAATTGTCAGTAAACTTGGCAAAAGATTTATTAAAGTTTTTTAGCGAATTTGAAATTTGATTTAGTTCACTATCTTTTGCTTCTCTAGGTCTACCTGTAGAAGTTGATTGATAACGAATAGGTACGTATTGTGATTTATATGCCATGCTTTATCCTTTAAAAAACTTTCTATCTTCATTACCTGCATATTCTGTTGCACCACCAGCTATATTAATTGCTAATGCCATGTCACTAGGTTCTACTGGTACTGGAAGATTGTTAATTGTATTTGCGTAAGAAGCATAAGCTTCGTTTTCTTGTCTGTTAAACGACATCATATCTTTAGTAAACGCCATGTTAACATCCATAAAATCTTTATCTGTATCTGTACCTACGTCTTTATATATTGCTGTAGCGTTACCAACATTAAGTGCTAATTGTTTTGATAATAATTTAATTTTTTCTTTTTTAATTGCAAACTTCTCTGCTGACTTTTCTTTTGCTGCATTAATTTTATTATTATCTATTTGTCCGTAGTCATCAAACAGAGATGCACTCGCAGCATTTTTAGCATGAAAGTTTGAAACAGAAGTTCTATAGGCTTGTTCCTTTTTAGCGTTATGGTCGGCTATCGAACTAACCACATTTAACGCAAAGCCTGCTTCTGCTGTACACATATTATTTTAACTCCTTCATTACTAATATAAAATTTAATTTTTCATGTCCGTATGGTAACTTTTTCTTTGGTTCAAATCCTAAGAACTGTAACCATTTTAAAGTTTCCCAATTTCGTTCATCTACAAAGTTGTAAAGATATTTATAACCTTTACCCATTTCGTTTACCCAATGAGGACATTCTTTTAAGAATTGTCTTACATGGTTTCTAAGTTGGTCGCTTGATAACATCCAAGCTACACCATAATCTTTTTCATAGGCACATGGGGTTGACCCAAACATACCAATAACACCTTCTTCTTTTGTTCCTAAGATTGAATAGTTTTTTGCACCTTCATAAGTGAAGGGAAGAACTAATGCCTTTAATGGACTTAGGTTGTCCGAAGCTTTAATTTCACGTCTATCTGCTAAACGCATTTTTGGTGCTAAGTCGATACAATCATTAATGACTGCTTCTCTTACGCATTTTTCCATATTACATCCTTCTATTTCTTCTATGATAAAATCCTTCAATTTCTGCTGATATAAAGTGACAAGGCAAATGTGAAGTTGAAGTCAATTTACAAACATATCCTGTATTTTTACTTTGGATTGGAATAGTAAATGTACCACTTGCAATGTTAGGAACTCCAACTACTGAAGAAGCTGAGTTAATAACATTTCCTGACATTTCATAACTAGTTAAACTTCTACCGTCTGGTAAAACTGTTGCTTTAAAAAATCCACTATCTTGAAAATCAACATTTAAAGTTCTAATTTGATATCTTCCAGAAGTTATTGCTACAGCACCAGTTGAACTTTGTTCTCTTACATATGGCTTTGAAAACTCATATACAGATTCAAAAGATGAACCAAAAATACAAGAAGTATGATTACCTTTAACTACAACTGTAGTACCACTTTGACTATCAATAGTTAAGTCTGCACCATTTGTAGAGTCCATAGCCATTAAAGTTTGGTTATGTGCATATGGTATTGTAAATGTAGTTTTATCAGTTGTGCTGCTATAACTACCATTTAATACTGAAGTTTGCATATCAATACTTACTGGAAAAGATAAAGAACCAAAATTAGGATTTCTTAAATCTATTCTTAATAATTTTAAATTTCTTTTTTCATTTGCTAATATGTAAATATAACTATCGTAAGCTTCTGCTGAAATTATTTGCATATTATTAAATGTAAATTTGGACCAGGCTGATTGTACTTTTTTATCAGCGTCCCAAAAATATTTATAAACAAACATTGTGTTTGCATTTGTAGATGTAATATCTGAACTTGCTGTGTAAGGTGCATTATTACTTCCGTCTAACGTATCGTGACATAACACAACCATTGTATCTTCAATGTTGTTAGAAACAATTTTGTATGCGTTGTTAGGAATTAATGTGTTAACTCCAATTGTTATATCTAAACCATCGTTAGTTAGTGTATCATCATCTGCAAAATATTCTGTTATTGCAGTTTTATCATTTCTGTTTTGTGCAAAGTAAACAAATTTACCTGCCGCTTTAGGTTCAACTTTAGTGTCATGTGCAAACGTACTTGTTTTAGAAAGTACGGCTGTTGTTGGTGTAATACTATCACCAGAAGACTCTAATATGTATTGTGCTTCTGCTGAAAATAATAAAAGTTGTTCGTTAAAATCTATAGTGTTGTAAAGTTTGTTTACAGTTGTACCACTAGCTGCAATATCAATAGGGTCAGTATCTAATACATCTGTACCAGTTGTTACATAAAAATTATAATACTCACCATTTTCTGTCATAATTAAATTTTGACCAGAAATCATTCCTAATCTATTTTGAAAGAAAGTTAAGTTAGATATTTTTTGTCCAACAAAACTTGGTGCAGGATTTGTTGTTTCATCACCTGCTACTCTGTTAGTGTAAGTTTGTTGTGCAAAAGTAAATGTACCATTATTATTGTTAACTAATGCGTGTGGCATTGTACTGTTGTCTAGTCCAAGTTTTACACCTGGTCCTACAGTTTCTTTCCAAACACCGTTAGCTACAAAATTTACATAGTAATCTGAAAGTGTATCACCTTCTTCACCAGTAATTTGAATAATCATTCCTGGTTTTGCATAGTAAGGTAAATCTGTAAAATCTTGTATAGCGTCTTTTACTGCATACATAGCTTGGTTACCAAAACCGTCTGTAGTTTCAACTCCAAAAGTACCACTACTAGCTGAAAGATAAATAGTGTTACCATAATGTATATTAGAAAACGTTCCTGTAATTCCAGAATAGTTTGCTAATCCTTGTGACGTACTTAATGTTGCGCCAGTGTCAGTTCTAATAGTTTTAAATCCTATTCCATCTGCACTACTAGACCAGTGTGAAGACGATGTTCCATATAATAATATATGTGCAATTTTTTCTGTGTCTCTAAATTTACCGTCTGTTGAAGCGTCATTACCAGTAGGCATTTGAAATTTAACTTCTATTGGATATGACCAAGTAGAATGATTTAATGTTACACTATATTGTCTACCGTATTGTGAACTTTTAACATAAATTAAACATTCTTGAATTTTTGCTGCTGTTGTACTAGAATTTTCTGTTACTGTTTTTTGTCCATTAGAGACAAAAGTGTAGTCTGCAATGTTTGTAAATTTTAAATCTTCTATAGCATTAGTAGTTGTTAAGTAAGAATTACCATTTGGAAAACTTACTGTCTTTTCATTACCTGCTAAATCAAAAACTTTAACACCTTGGTTATAAAATATAGCAACATACTGATTACTGCTATCTCTATTAATCCATTGCACTGCACAATTATTTGGCATTGCTTGTGATGATAATAAATTAGCAACAAACTGTGTTCCTGCTCTTTTAGATAATCCGTCTATAATGTTTGATTGAAAATTTACTTGGTCTTCAGCTTGAGATACATTTCTTTGAACTGCATTTTGCTGACTAATACCATTAATAAGATTTGGAATTGACTGCGATATAACTGCCATGGTCTAACTCCTTGATGAACGTTTGTTGCCACGATTAGTAATGTAATTCATGTTATATTCATCTTTAAGAATATTAGCGTCCATTGCTCTTGTGTCAGCTTGTTCAAACTGTACGTGTGCTTCTTGTTCATCTATGTTTGCTAATTTAACTAATTCACTTGCACCAATATATCGAGCTGCAAAACGTCTTGACGCTTTTACTACAATATATCTTCGTGCATATTCTGGAAGATGTTCAAATTGTTGAACTAAAACTTTATCTATTTGTGGGTCCAGGGTAAATACATCTGTATGATTTTTTAAGTCATATAAAAAACCGTTACGAATAGTGTATTGATATAAATATTGATAAGGTCTAGAAGCTTCTGCTTGAACGCAGTTAGAGTCTAGAGGAACTTTGTTGTCTGAGTCCCTTGCTTGTGTAACTTCAAATTCTCTGTTAAAAAACCATCCTTGTGACTGAACACTCATAGAAGTTTCATCTAAAATATTCTTAGCGACAGCTACGTCTGTTCCTATATTTCCTGTAATAGAACTGACTGGGGCTTCTCCGATAAAACTTAGCATAGTATTAATTGCTATAAGTTCCGTTGTCGCTGTAATTTGTGTTGTCATGATTTTCCTTTTTTAAATTAAAGTAGGGGA